GTTCTACTACCGAAGGATGAACCTGTACTAAATCCTAATGCCATCTTAACCTCCTCCTAATATTCCGCCTGGTCTCATTTCTCTTTCTAATGTGTTTTGTACTGCGGCGTCAATTGCTTGTGCAAGTTGTTTTGAACCATCGCTAGTTACTTCTGAGCTTCCTTCTGCCATGTTGACTGTAATATTTGTATTATTTGTTCCCATTTGTCCTTTGCCCATCTCAACTGGTATACTTCTTCCATTTGGAAGCGGAATCACAGCTTCTCTACCATGAAGCACTGCACCATATCCTGAATTAGGGCCAGTTGCTATCCCACCATCCGAGTAGGAACGACCATGCTTAGACATAATACCACCTTGTCTAGCACCAGCACCACCGCCACCGAATCCAAATAAAGCTGCAAACTGTTTTAGTACTCCGCCTTTTGTTTCCATAGCAATTCTTACTTGGTCGGCAATAGCTACAGCCATTTGTATCTTTGCTACAGCTGCCATAAGTTTTGCAGTTTTTTGGTCTTCTCCTGCTAATGCCATAAACATACCGATAGTACCTGCAAATTGATTTAAACCAGTACTAAACTTATCTAAATTTTCTCCGCCTTTCTTTGTTTGGTCATCTTCTTCTTTTTGTTTTGCTGCTGCTTCTGCTGCTTTAATAGTAGCCTCTCCCTCAGTAGGTTCACCGCCTGTCATGCTTACTGTTTGGTTTAGTTTTTTATCAATGATTGTATTTTCATCATCTAATAATTGATTTTCTCTTCTTAGACTTTCTATTTGGTCATTATACTCGTCAGCTTTTTGTTGGGCAGCAAATGTATTATCTTCTAAGAACTCGATATATTTTTCTTCAGAGTTTGCATATAATCTTTCAATATCCTCTCTTATTGCATCCGCTCTCTTTTGATTTGCTACTTCTTGACGAATCGCTCTTGCCTCAGGCTTCTCCATCTTTTCATATGTTATAAAAGCATTATATGTTCCTTCTTCTAATTGCTTAACCATTTGCTTCATCTGATCAATAGATGCTAAAGTTTCAACAGAAAATCCTTGAGCATCCATAAAGTCTCTAGAGGCTGCATTAAATCCTTCTGATTGGCTATATTCTAATATACCTTTTTTGGTTGAAACTTTTGTTTGATAATCTCTTTTACCAAATAATCCTGTGCCTTTTTCCTCGTCTCCGATTATATCTAGATTTTCTTGTTTCTTTCTTATATTTACTGCTTGTTGTGCTGTTAATATTTTATTTGTTATGTCATCTAAAGCTGTTACTTGTTTAGCTGAAACATTAAATAAAGCATTGGCATGATAGAACCCGCCTCTTTCAATAGCTAATTCTACTTCTTGTGCGTGATAGCTTGCACCCTCTCTAATTTTTTCTTGTACTGTTTTTGGTTGTAATTGTTTAGGTATCAAGTCTTCCATAAGCTGTCTTGAAAGACCTTGTCCTATAGCGTCTGTTAGAGTTTTTGCAAAATTTTCTCCAATCTTTTCAAATCCTGAACTATCACCTCGTAGTGCTGCTCCGATAGCATTACCTAAGTCTTTTTCTATACCAGCATATAAAGCATTGAATGTCATAAAGATTGCGTTTGCTTGCATTTTTGCTGCAGTAACACTATCTTCTTGTAATTTTACTAAATCAGTTTGTGCCTCTATTTGGTCATATAAACCTGCTGCTAAGATATTGTTCTCATCTACTCGCGCTCTATCAAGTTGAAGTAGTTGACTTTGTAAATCTTCTCGCATTTTTGCTAGTTTATTTTCTTCTTGAGAAACTTTTAATTGTGCTCTATTTGTTCCTGCTAAGAAACTAAATTTTGATGCTGCAGCTAATCTATTTGCATCTTTTTGTATTGCCATCTGTCTATCTTGTAAAGCATTAAATAATTCAAGTTCTGCATTTACTAAATCTAAATCTGCTTGATACTCTTTTAGTCCACCATCTCCTTTAGTAAGGTCTTCAAAAGCTTTCTTTTGTTGCATTAACAATGAAATCATATTTTGGAAAGGAACTTTCGGTAATGATTGAACTAATCTATTTTGTTCTTTTACTAATTCGCCTGAAATTTCTTTTAATGCTTTAAACGCAGCTCCCTGTTCGTTATATAGTTTATTTAAATCTGCTAGTCTTTGTTCTTGTTCTGCACTTAATTTATTACCTGCCGCGATAGTATCTGCAAACTCTTGATAACCCTTATCTAATTTTGCAAGTTGATTAAAAGTGAAAGAAACAGAATTTGCTATCTCTCTAAAACCTTCTGCATTAACACTTTGTCTAGAATGTAATAAATTATATTCGCTAATAGTTTTTTCTAAACTTGCACTTTGTAAAGCTTCTGCAGTATGCATAGTTTGGTCAGCTAATCCAGTAATTAACCCTCGGTCTCTAACTTCTACCATTTTTGTAAGTTCTTGATTAAAACCATCTACAGAACCTTTTAATTTATTCATTCGGTCGTTGAACTGGTCTATTTGGGATTGGTCTGGCCCAAAGAACTTATCAAATATACCTTTACCTATTTGAAAAATAAGAAATGCTGTTCCAAGAAATCCCATTACTGACATAAGCCCTGACATTGCTCTAGTAAGTCTATTTGCTTGTTTTTCTAAGAAAGCGAAAGCAGTACCACCTGCCATCTGTATCTTTTTAAATTGCATTTGCATAGAAGTACCCATAGTTTTGGTACTAAGTTTTATTTTTTGAGTTGTAACACTTGCTTTACCTTTTACTTGGTCTAACTGCTTAAAAATTCTTTGTTTTTGTTTTTCACTAATACCTAGTTCATCAGCTCTTTTTGTTATTTGACCTTTAATTGCTCCTACTTCTCTAGCTGATAGTGCTTCTCCTCTTTCAAGTTTTCTTGCAGACTCACCACCAATCATTCCTAATTTTTTCTTTCCTATAGCTTTTTTAGCTTTTTCTTGGAAAGGTAGTCCGCCTAATTTTTTCTTCTTTGCATTTAACTTATCATATTCAGCTTGCATTCTTTTTAGGTCATCTATATGCGCCTGTGATTGTTCTGCTTGTCTTATTTTTAATTCTCCAATACTTGGAATAACTGAATTTATAATGCTTGTTGCAAATAAACCTAAAGCAGTAATTGTTGCAGTAACATTATCTTTGAAGAAATTTGCGGCAGGTTCAACGATTGCTGAAATAATAGGTCTAATCGCGTCAATAGCTCCTTCTGCAGCAACACCTAACTGTGCGATTGCATTAGCATTTGGTTCCATTATTTCATTAATCTTACCAAACTTTCGTTCTGCTTGGTCAAGCACTTCGTTTACAACTGCTTGTGATTTTTGATATATAGATAACTGGTTCTTATTTAGATTGAGAGACGCTGCATATTTTGTCGTTGCCTCTTCAAGTCTTAATACGATACCAAGTTCGTCTAGTAATTCTGGTTCTGCTTTTGTTACACCTCGAATCAACCTATTAAATGAGTCTGTAACATCTCTACCAAGTGCCATTGACACCGTAAATGCTGCTTCAGATAGTTCATTAAGTTGTCCTGCAGATAATCCTGCAGCTCTACCGATAGCTCCAGCTTGTGCAGCATCACGGAAGTTAATCATATTCTTTGTTGCATCTTGTAAGTCTTTAGCTAAACTTTTATAAGCAACACCAGTAGCTGCTGCAAAAGCTAACTGCCCTTGGGTCAATACACGAAAGTCTGCTGATGATTTCAGGAATCTGAATAGTGCGTCTACAGCAAAAAGGTTAGCTGCTAATGTTGCATAAGCAGGCACAAGGCCTCCTGTGATGCCTTGTGACATTTTAGAAAAGTTTTTGGATGCGCCTGAAGAAGCCTGAGCGGTTCCTTTTAAGGCACGGTCAGCACTGTGGGCAGACTGCCCGACTCTTTTAACTGATTGTGCTGCTTTCTTTGAGTTTTTCTCTACCATTTTAAGACTACCATTGTCGGTAATCTCAAATGTAATAGTTCCTCCTTTTACCTTTGCCATCTATTTCCTTATTCTGCTTTGCTTAGCCTTTTGTCGTTCTGCGACTTTTTTATTTATCTGGTTAGCATTTCTATCTTCGATACATTTCAGAAAAAAGACGACTGTCTTTTTGTCCTCGATTTCTAAAATATCTAGTAAGTCGCCAAGAGCTGCTAAGTCTTTCCCCATGTACATACCTGACATACCATCCCATTGGTCATGTAGGTAACTATGCAATAAAAATGCCTGTTGAACTTCTAACGGAAAATCCGAAAGTTCTGGAGGCATTTTATCGGGGTCAGGTTCTTCGCCTAACTGCTCGCATACTGCTAAATATTTATCAATATCGAGAAATCTATCGGAGTACTGTCTATCAAGTAGGTCAAGTATTAGTTCTACTTGACTTTCGTAAAATTTTCCAGTTCTCCTACAGTTTCAGAAACCCAGTTATCGAACTCGCCTGAGTTCTTCATAAGAAGCTCAGCGTTTTCAAGATTATATTCAAGTTCGTCTTCAGGGTCTACTGTACTTGTATCTACCAATAGAAGCTCTTCTAAGTATTTATACTTTAAGCCTTTCCAGCCTTTGATAATTGCTTTGCAGTATTCTGTTAAGAACTTGTCATTATCTAGCTGTTCTTCGTAAGCCCTAGTTTTTTTATTTAAAACTTGTGTTACACTTCTGTTTCTTAATTTAAGTAATTCCTCTCTAGCAAGATAAGTAAGATTAACTTCAAACCCATCTAAACCTGGAAACTCTATAGAAACAGTCTTGCTTGGAGTTAACAAACTCTTAAGTGATACTGGTTGTTTCTTTTCTGTCATAATTTATCCTAAAAAGTGGGAGGGTTTTACCCCTCCCGAGTTAATTTAATTAGCTAGCTGTGTATGTAAGTTTAACTTCATTCGTTGCGTTAGCCGCAGTTGATGAAGATAAATCAGTTGATAAGCCGTGGAAGGCTACATCTACTGAAACCACATCTTCAAAGCTATGCGATGGTAATTCAAGGTGTGCTTTGTCTATATCGACTACGCATCTTGGAGTATTACCACTTCCTCCAATGCTAAATGCTAAATCGAAAGCATTTGTTATCACGCCTCTTGATTCTTGTAGTCTCTCGAATAAATCGAGTGAACTATTTGCAGTATCATTTAGATAACAAGTAAAGTTACCTGATACTGACCTTGTTCCCATTACATGTCCTAATGGAAGGTTAACTGAACCTAGTGTTTCTGGTGTTAGGTAAGTAAGATTATTTTCGATTGTAATATTACCACCTGTTAATGTAACATTATAAGTTACATCATTTGACCCATCAACTGCCAATGCTCCTAATGTACCAGTCGAAGCCGAATGGTCAAAAGTGATTGCTAAGTCTGTTAGTTTTTGTCTTATATAGTTACTTGTTGAGCTTATGCCCTCATTAACAATACCTAGTGTAGTAGTACCAGTAATACTGTTACCACTATCTGTTGCTCTTGTTTCTAGAGAAGCAACTTCTTCAATACTTTGCCCATTTCCAGACCAAGCAATTTGTGCTAGTCCTTCAATATCAAAGTCAATAGAAGCTGAGCCTACTGAACAATTTGCAAGTTTGTAAACTGTAACTCCGTCTGTTCCAGTTGTATAAGTATTACCTTCTGAGTCTTTTGATGCTCCTAGTACAAAGAACAAGTCAAATACACCCAATGTTACTTGGTTTGAATTAGCAAAGTTAAATACATTTGGCTCATAGTCTGATTTATCAGCACTACTTGCACCTGTTGCTCTATCATAAGTATTTGCTGACATAGCTGCCCATAGTGGTCCTTCTATTGCAAATTTATCTGCATTACCACCATGTTGACCATTTGTCACACCATCTGTAGCTGTTGTTGCACTACCAGTGCCAGATACAGTCGGTCTCATGTAAGTACTAAAACTCCATTCTGCTGGTGCAAAAGAGTCAGTAAACATTGCTCTACCTCTTTTACTTCCACCTGTAGAATTAGCGGCCTCACTCAAAGTAACCTCTGAAGTATTTGTGCCTTGGCTGAAAGAAAAACCATCTAAAACAGGAATCTCATATAGAGCTGTTTTTGCTGCTGTTCCATCGTATGACCAACTCATAAATACTTTGGTATCTCTACTAAAGAAAAATGCCATTATTTTCTCCTATTAATATCGAATCTCGACTGTTATTTCACCTACGCCGAGAGGTTCGAGTACTCCTTCATCTGTATCAACTGTACCGACTGTAGTCTGTACTGTAGACTGAGATGTTCCTGTTGAATCGTAATATGTTAGCGGATCTTTATCCTCCAATATCGTTTCAACATCCTCTAACAATTCTTCGAGTGCTCCGATGACATCATCATCATCAGAAACATAACATCGAATTGTTAATTGTAAAAATCTAAACCTAAACCCGCCACCATCATATTCGCGAGTTTCTGCTCCTGCTCCTACATGTATTGTAGGAAATTCTGTAACTTCATCCCAAAACTTTAGTCTTCTTTCTACTTTTGAAACTGCTGTTCTAAAGGGTGGAGTTCCATTTATTTGTTCTAGTTCCAACGCTAGAGCTTCTACTATGGCTCGGCGACGCGTGGTATGTTTCCTTGCTAGTGCCTCTTCCATTATTGTATATTTATCCCAAATCTTGTGCCAATTATTCCTGCGGCTATTTCTCTTATTGATTTTTTAATCAATTTCTCAGGGTTTCTCTGAGGTGTATACTTCTTTCCTCCTGGTGCAAATGTTTCATAAGGGTCATTCATATAACTTGCTTCTATCATTGTATTTCCACCTCTTGGCCCTTGTGTTACATTAGCTACTCTTACTGAGTTTGCGAATCTTCCTGTTCTATAATTTAGTGCAGGACTTGTCATATTTGATGCTACTGCTACAGGTAAAAGTTCATTTAACATATTTCTTAATGCTAAAGGATTTTGTCCTGCCTTAGCTGCTACTCTGCCTATACCTTTTGGTGCTCTTTTGACTTTTCCTGCTGCTTGTTTAGTAACACTCTTTTTTCCTTTATTTCCACGAAACTTTATTTTTGATTTCCCTTTTACATTTGCAAAGGCTAAAAGTTTTTTATTGACTTTATACCTCATATCAGGGTGTGTTTCGTGTAAGAACAGTTGTCTTACAAATGCTTTTGCAGCTGCCCCTGTTAAATGCTCTTTTGGACTTCTAGAAGTTTTTAACTCTTTATTGGTTAATTTACTTCGTACTTCACTAGCTATTGTTGCTGTATGATTCTTTATAAATTTTTGTAATTCCTTACTATCATAGTCCTTCATAGTAGCATTTTTATTTGCAGGGTCGTAATTAATCTCAACAGTCAGATTTTTTCTCATTTCTTCGACTGACATATTAAGAGCTTGCTCTAATCCTACTTCTACATAAAACGCTTTTTGATATGATTCATATATTTTTTGGTATAAATCATTTACATCTGCGCCTGATTTTATAGCATTTTCAAAATCACTTTCATCCATTGCATCAAATGCTCTCTCATCATTTGCTTTTAGTTGCTCTGCGCCACCAAAAGCTGCAACAGTTGTTCTATTACTTTTCGTACCATGTAAGGCACTTAGTCTAATAAAGCTATCATTAGGTCTTGCTGCACTTTTACCAAGACCTCCTCTCATTTCTTTCCTTGCAATTGTGTGTCCTAATTTTTTAAGGTCTTTTCTTATTTTATTAAGACAGGTTTCTTGCATAGCAGAAAAAACTGCCTGGTTAGTAGTAAATTGACTAGTTTTACCACTTTTTAGCGTATGTTTCTGTCCATATCCGCCCATTGGAAAGTGTATTTCTAAACCAGAAGTACCTCCCCTATAACTAAGTCTTCGTGCTTCAGTTCCACCACCTAACTTAGCATATTCTGTTTGGTGTTTTTTAGATGTAAATATTTCATTTACTCTATTTGCGCATATTCTATTAACATCCTTATCAGGTACACCTGTTATACCTTTATCTATAAAAACTCTTTTTGTAACTTCTACCATATTGCTAGTAATAGTATTTCTACTAACCTTAAATATATGTCTATATCCTTGGTTTACTGCTTGTCTATCTGCTGCTTTAATAGCTTTTATAATTTCGTCTTTTACTAGTGAAATCATTAAATAATAACTCTATATAAATCAAGTACTCTTTTTATATGGTCTGGAAAGTCAGAATTATCTCTGATTCCAGAAGTGCCTTGATTCTGTAACTGGGCACCTCCTAAAGTTCTTCTTTCTTTATGCTCGTCTTTCATATAGTAATTTACTAAATCAAAGAGGGCAAGTTTTAAATCCTCAGGAGTTGCTGAGTATCCAGCGTTATAAGTAATTTTTACTGCTCCTACTCCTCTTTTAAATGGAATAGGATTTCCTTCTTTATTTGTTCTAATTATAGCGTCACTTTCAGTATCTACATAGTATTCGTAATCAGTAGTAGTTAGTGTTTCATAACTTCCAGAATAACTTGCTCTTTCTTGTACTGAATCGACCGTAACTAAAGGACTTTCACTCACAATAATGGTGGTAGTATAGTTGTCGTCGATTGAAAAAGTTTCAACCTTATCTGTGCTATAAAAATCTATAAAACTAATACCACAATACTTTTTCACTAAGTCAGAAACTTGTGGAACGATAACTGCTAGTCGGTCGTCATCCTTCTCGCCTCTGAGACCTTCTGCGTCTTTATATTGTGCTACTGTTATTAAATCTGCCATAATCTTAAAAGTGGTGGTTTATAGGTAAACCACCAAAAACCTGTAAAGCTATTAGGAAGCTTTGTACATGTGTCCCCACTTAGAAGTTGCACCGTCAATTAAGTCGATGAATCCTAATCTTTGAGAAGCCACTAGGACTCTTCTTTGATTAGCTACTTCGTAGTCTGACTCGATTGTAACTCCTCTTAATCTTGGAATTACATAGTTTCTTGGGTATACAGCGATAGCTGCAAACTTACCTGTTGCTGGAGAAGCGAACTCGTCACATAATAGTACTCTTGAACCGAATACCTGTCCGATTTCACCATTTAGCTTAGTAGCCATGTCGCCAACTAGGTTAGCATCTTGGAACTCAGCATCTTCTAGCAACTCAAAGTATGTTCTTTGAGATACGACATAAACCACTTCTGATGGATTAACACCGTATTTACCCATATTCTTTCTCATTGAAAGTAACTCAGCTGCTGTAACTGTGTCTGATGCAAAAGCTGTTGATGACTGTGTAAAGTCACTGTCATTTCTAGCTAAGTGTAATAGACCTTCGAATGAAGCACCACCAGTACCAAAAGCACCGTCAGCGTCGTCACCTGCTAGAATCGCATTTTCAATTGCTCTAGCGTGAGATCTTACCATTTGCTCTCTGATGAGAGGCAAGATTGGCATGATTGCATCTTCTTCAGTTTCATTACCTAAGTATGATTGTGAAATAAGTTTTTTGGTTGAAAGAGTTCTTTCAGTCAAATCAACACCACCATATGGAGAACCATAAGTGTCACCTCTCTCGGCTAAGTTACCATGAGGAGATGAACCTGTAGCAGTTTGGTTACCTGTAAATTCGGCATAACCACTATCTGGTAGTATTGGGATAATCATGTTAGCAGAATTCATTGGGATTTCTCTAAATAGAGGTGCTAATACCAATTCGTTCTGAATATCTCTTTCGATGTTTGTTGAAACAATTTGCTCAAAGTCTGCTGAAGAAACGCCAACACCTGAATGGGCATTAACTTTTTCCATTAAACCTTTTGCATAATCACTGTTCCATCCTTTACCAGTAGCTAAACCAGCAAATTTGGCATCAATGATATCGTTTTCGAAAGCTTTTTTCCAGTCGCCTTGACCTTGTCTGTCTGCAAAGATTCTTTTTGACTCTCTGATTGACATGATTTCTTCTGATTTCTCAGCAAGTTGCTTCTCTAATCCGTCTACAACTTGTTTTAAGTCTTCATGTTGTTCAGAAACTCTTTTCTCTACATCATTCATGAGTCTCTCAGCGCCTGATAATCCAGCTTCGATAACTGCTTTTTGTTCATCCTGTTTAGCTTCTTGAACAGCCTTTTCAGTAGCCTCAACTTCAGCCTGCTTTTCAGCCGCTTCAGCTTCTGCTTTCTGGTCTGCTGCTTTCTGCTCGGCTTGCTTCATAGCAATTGTTGTAGCAGTTTTTTCTGCCACTTCTTTTGCAAATGATTCAAGATCGAAAGCTACTTCAGGAGAATTTTTTTCTTCTGACATATCAGTCTCCGTTGATGAGGATTTCTCCTCGCTTGGCTGCTCAATCTTAACAGCGTCTGCTGATTCGACCGAGTTAGCCTTTAAAAATTCACTTTGGTACTTTCTGTAGTCATCCATACTATCAAATGACTTTGCTAATCCAAAAGTTGCCCCTTGGTTGCAAGGTACTGATACTACAGAAACTTCAAATAGTTCCGCGTCCTTTATTTTATATCCGTCAGTTTCAGTCATATATTCAGAATCCTTGCACCTGAAACCAACAGAAAATGCTCCAAGGACTCCATCTTTAACTAATTGGGTAATATCACCAGCGGCTTTTGATATCTTTGCAGATATGTCTAAACCCTTATCTGTTACCTCTAAACCTGTGGCTCTTCCGATAGGCTTATTATAGTCATGATTGAACAGAATAATTGGATTATTTTTAAAATTTTCTAATCCGCCTTTTGTCCAGGCATCTGTTTCAATTATATCTCCAGCTCTATCTAGTCCGTTTGTACTTGCAGAACCTTTAATGTTGACTCCGCCATCATCAGTTTCCCCTAATGATTTAAATGTACTCGTCCAGTGATATATCTTTTCGTTACTCTTTGACATCTTGTACCTCTTTCTTAGCTACCTTTTTCTCCACTTTTGGTGCAGGTGCTGGTGCTACTGAGACAGGATATCTTTTCTTAACAACACCAAGTACTCTATTCCAAGAACCCCAATATCTTTTTAAAAGATAGTCCTTAACAGGTACTTCGTTGCCAAAACTTTTATAAGTCTTTAAATCCATAGTTTCGACGCCTTTTTCGGCCATAAACTCGGACAAAGCCTTTATCATCATATCTTTTGTCATTATTCTTCCTCGCTTGGTGGGGTCTCTTGTGGCCTACCACCTTCTTCGGGATTTGCGGCTGAACCTGCGATATTTGCAGGAACTCTTGGTGTATCAAATCCTTCGATTGTTTCAAATCTTAGTGCCTCCCTTGCTTCATTCGGTGTCATAATACCTGTATTCACAAGTGTGGCATAATAACTTTTCTGGTCTCTTAACTCTAGTTGTAGAGCAGGTTTTCCTGATACATTTTTATTAAGTTTGAGACCGAAATATCTCTCTAA